GAAAATTAATGACGATTCTCATTGGCTCAAACCCCAATGATCCCAAGGTAGTAGGCGAATACAACTTTGAAAACAAAGCGAGTCAATTGCCAAAACCTGTCGGGTATCGAATCTTATGCGCTATTCCTGAGACTGAAAAGGAATATGAAAGCGGGATTATTAAGTCGGACTTAACCGTCCATCATGAAGAGATCTTAACAACTGTCCTTTTTGTTGTAGCCCTTGGAGACGAGTGCTACAAGGACGAGAAGAGGTTCCCAAACGGTCCTTGGTGTAAGGTAGGCGACTTTATTTTAGTCAGACCTAACTCTGGTTCTAGGTTGTTAATACACGGTCGTGAATTTCGGCTTATCAATGATGACACCGTCGAGGGTATAGTCCAAGACCCACGCGGCATTAGTCGTATTTAAGGAGAGCGCTATGAGTGAATTTAAATTCCCAGACGAAGACGAAGACAAATTTGAGATTGAGGTTGATGATGATACCCCAGTGGAAGATCAGGGTAAGGAGCCGATGCCAGAAGACATCGTCAAGTCATTGGAAGATGACGAGCTTGAAAGTTATTCTGGAGAGGTTAGACAGCGGTTTAAACAACTTAAGAAGGTTTGGCATGACGAGCGCCGAGCCAAAGAAGCAGCTTCCCGTGAAAACCAAGAAGCCTTAGCGACTGCCAAGCGGTTGTTAGAAGATAACCGCAAGATGCGCAGCATGATCAATAACGGTCAGACTGAGTATGTAGGGGCGATTAAGCAATCTGTAGAGATGAAGTTAGATGAAGCTAAACGCAATTACAAAGAGGCGTATGAGTCAGGTGACACTGATAAGATGCTTGATGCTCAGGAAAAGTTAACTAAAAGCGCTTTTGAATTAGAAAAAGTTAATAATTATCGTCCAGCACCTTTACAAGAACCTAATTATGAGGTACAACAACAACAATTACCTCAAGTTGATCAAAAAGCATTAGCGTGGCAAGAGCGCAACAAATGGTTTGGTCAAGATGAGGAGATGACTGCAGCTGCTTTAGGTTTACATTCAAAGCTTAAAAAAGATGGCATTCATGTTGGTTCTGACGAATATTACGCAACATTGGACAAGACAATGCGGCGACGGTTTTCAGAGAATTTCGGTGATTCAGAAGCATCACGTAGGAAGGCGCCAAATGTTGTTGCCCCGGCAACACGGTCTACCGGATCAAAAAAGGTACGACTTACCACATCGCAAATGAACACAATCAAGCGATTAAATATTACGCCCGAACAGTACGTTAAAGAAGTGCTTAAACTGGAGAACGAAAATGTCTGAAGCTAAATTACCACGCGATGTACAAACAAGAGCAATGGATGAGCGTCCTAAGCAGTGGACACCACCAGAACTTTTACCAGAACCGGACAAACAGCCGGGCTATGCATATCGTTGGGTCCGAATATCTTTGCTTAATACAGCAGACCCCCGCAATATCTCTGGCAAACTCAGAGAAGGTTGGGAGCCTGTAAAGATAGAAGAGCAACCGAAGTTCAAACTGCTAGTCGATTCAAGCTCAAAGTTCCCCGATGGGATTGAAATTGGCGGGTTATTGTTATGCAAGACTCCTGTAGAGCTAGTTAAGCAACGCAATGAATACTATGCGAAGCAAAGCAAATCTCAAACAGATGCTGTAGACAATAATTTTATGCGCCAAAGCGATGCTAGGATGCCTCTGTTTAATGAGCGCAAATCTACCAGTAGCTTTGGAAAAGGTTCTTAATTTTAAATTTGGAGTTAACAAATGGCTTACCCCACTATAGACAAGCCTTATGGCTTAAAGCCGATCAATTTGATCGGTGGTCAGGTGTTCGCTGGTTCCACACGTAAGATGCGTATTGCTAGTGCATATGCAACTTCAATTGGCTATGGCGATTTACTCGTTAAAGTCAATGATGGTACCGTCGCTCGCTCGGCTGCAACGACTGCTAAACCTACTGGCGGCTTCGCTGGTGTGTTTCTTGGTTGTGAATTCATCAACCCAAGTACTGGTCAATTACAGTTCCAACAGAACTTTGTTGGTGGCACCACAGTGACAACAGGTTTTATCACAGCTTATGTTTGTGACGATCCTGATGCATTGTTTAAAGTCGCTATTGTTTCTGGCACAACAGTTGTTACTGGCGTTCAATATACTGCTGTTGGCGAAAACGCTACATTAGTAAACAACACCGCTATCACTGCTGCTGGTAACTCACAAGTTGCTTTGCTTGCTACGACTGCTACAACCGACACTTTGCCAGTTCGCATCGTTGACGTTGTGCCTGACACCGCTTTCGTATCTGGCGGCAACACCTTGTATCCTGAAGTGATCGTAAAGATCAACTTCGGCATGCATGCTTATGACACCGCCATCGGCGTTTAAGGAGTAAATAATGGCTATTTCACGCGCACAACTACTTAAAGAGCTGCTCCCGGGCTTGAACGCTTTGTTCGGCTTAGAGTACTCTACCTACGGCGAAGAGCACAAAGAGATCTACGAAACAGAGACCTCAGAGCGTTCTTTTGAAGAAGAAACAAAGCTTTCAGGTTTTTCTGCTGCTCCTGTTAAAAACGAAGGCTCTGCCATCGCTTATGACAATGCACAAGAAGCTTGGACAGCTCGCTACAACCACGAAACAATCGCTATGGGTTTCAGCTTGACCGAAGAAGCAGTAGAGGACAACCTCTATGACTCTTTATCAGCTCGTTACACCAAGTCATTGGCTCGTGCTATGTCATACACCAAGCAAGTTAAAGCTGCTGCCGTCTTAAACAACGGTTTCGACTCTAACTACGTTGGCGGTGACCAAGTCTCGCTATTCTCAGCATCACACCCATTAGCTGGTGGTGGCGTTAACTCTAATGTCCCATCAGTCTCAGTTGACTTGAATGAAACATCATTAGAGAACGCTGTTATTCAGATCGCTGGTTGGACTGATGAGCGTGGCCTGTTGATCGCAGCACGTCCTATCAAGTTGTTTGTTCCTCCTGCATTGCAATTCGTTGCAACACGCTTGTTGGAAACAAAGCTTCGTGTTGGTACTGCTGATAACGACATCAACGCTATCGAGAACAACGGTTCTATTCCTCAAGGTTACTCAGTTAACCACTTCTTGACGGATACAAACGCTTGGTTCTTGAAGACTGATGTGCCTAACGGCTTAAAGCACTTTGTTCGCACTCCTATGAAGACAGGAATGGACGGAGACTTTGACACAGGTAACATGCGTTACAAGGCACGTGAGCGGTATAGCTTTGGATGGTCTGATCCGTTAGGTATGTTTGGTAGCAGTGGGGCTTGAGCCTTATAAATCAAGCCTCTAGGTAACGAAGCCCCCGCCAAAAGCGGGGGTTTTGCTTTGTATTCACACAAACATTTGTATTGTGTTGTTATATGTCTTTCGATGCTTATAGGAGACATAATATTAAGGTCGTGATACCTTTTTGAAGAACAGAAAAATACGTTGCGTTTAAACGTGTTACGGTGTATAAATACATTATCACTGGGGAATCCCAGTTCTATAGACTGACCCAGCAGACGATGCAGAGACTATAGGACGATGTACTGCATATACAAGGAAACATCATGTCACAAACCTCATTTTCAGGCCCAGTCAAATCACTTGCTGGCTTCATTGCCCCTGTTGTCACCACTGCCAATCTCCCCGCCTTTGCTTCTGTGCCTGCTGGCACAATGTACATTGTTAGCGATAACGGTGTCGGTAATAACGAGTACTGCGTTGTGATTAACACTGGCGCTGCTTGGGTTACTGCCGTTGGCGCAGCATTGTCGTAATTAACTATACCCTCTTCGGAGGGTTTAATCTCTTTAGGAGTTAATTATGATGCAAACAGACGTTAAAGCAGCAGAGCGCACGACCACAGGTACAGCATACGCAGCACCAACACGGTTAAAAGGTTTAGTTGTATCTTTTGCTACTGGTGGCACTGTTATTGTTAAAGACGGTGGAGCTAGTGGCACAACTGTGTTTTCTTATACAGCCCCCGCATCAGCTGGAACAACTAATATTGTTATCCCCGGAGAAGGTATTTTATGCCGCACGGATGTTCATGTTACGTTAGCTAGTGCTACGGCTACTGTATTTTATGGCTAAGAAAACGCCCTCTCTAGCTGTCGGTCGTGGTGAAAAGCTGCCTGTTGCTAAGGGCGCTGGTTTAACCGCCAAAGGTCGC